AGAAGAGACCCATGAATATCTAGCCAACTCTATGGGTCTTTGGTATTTTCTGAGTTATCAGCCTACAAACACTTACTCTAAGGCACCTAGAAACTATACATCAGAGACGATTGCGAGAAAACTTTCTCAAGGTCAGACCTTAACAACAGCAGACGCCGTTAAGGATTACTTCAGATATCTGTGGAATAACTATGAAACCTTAATAGATCCTGTAATTGATTTAGGCGCTCTGATTCCATCTTTCGGGGTTTCTGGTACTGGCATTCATACTAGCGGAACTCAAGGTCTTGATCGTATTCTTACTTTAGTAGATGTTCTTTACAAAGAAGGTGAGTTAAGAGAGAAGGACAGGTATGTAAAGGATGTCTTCGACCAATATGTTCAAACAGGATATGTACCAAACACATTGGTAAGACAAGGACCTTTCTCTAAGTTCATGAGAGCAGTCTCCTATATGATGGGAGATATTGATGAGTACAACGCCAAGATAAAAGCATCAAAAGCTATAGACGATTGCCCAGAGTATCTACTACCGTATCTTGGAGATATTATTGGATGGAAATTCTATGGTGCCAATTCGGCATCTTGGAGAAGACAGCTTAGGTCTGCGATAACTCTTTACAAAAAGAAGGGAACTAAAGACGGTCTTATAAAAGCATTTACAGCCGTACTCCCAGGAGTTCCAATTGATTTGGATACTAGCATCACAGAGATGTATGAATCATACATTCCTAACCTGATGTACTATCTTCTTGTAACTGAGTCTCCAATGCTAAGTAGTCTAGAGGCTTGGACTTTTAACAGGGCTCTAAAGTTTAATCAAGGAGAGTATGCTCCAAATAACCTAGACACCAACATCAGATATTGCGTAGATCATATTATGCTCCGCGCAGTAGAGAAGTTTCCTGAAATCTTTAACATTAGAGGTTATCCTTTTGATGTTAAGGATCCGAACTTCCTTTTCAATTATAGAGATCGTGATTTCCATATACCACCTTGGGAAGAAGAGAAGTTCTATATGTCATGCGATCTCCATGAGGAGGTTGTTAAATTCTTTAGAGACGAGATCGTATGTTTAGGAGTTCCTGATTATTACGGAGATTACTTTGAGAATTATGTTCTTGACAGGACAATACGAGGGTTTCAACCAACAAAGAGATACGAGAACACTTTCTTATTCTTCACAGACACTGTTCAGTTCGCACCAAACTACGAAAGGATTACAAAGTATTCTTCAGTAGACTTATTGAAGTACCTAACTCTTTGGAGTGGAAAATCTTCTCACTTTGATTTCACTCTTTCAGGGTCATCCTTTGAAGAATCCACCTTACTTGACAATTTAAATTACAGCAAGGAAGACTTCTTCGCAGCTTTGGGAGTTGTTAACGACTTCACTCCCGCTAAAGCTGTACCTAGAGTACACTTTGATCTTACAGCCTTAGAGCTTGCGAAGGATGCTGACCACTTATATCCAAAGGTAAAGTATTCACTAGTAGACTTCCCTACAAGCGGTGTCATGGCATCTCAGGCATATTCTGGTCTAGACATGAGACACCCTGATCTAGGGTTATTAGGGGCATATAGAATACCTTCCTTTACTGAAGATCCACACAGAACCCATGTCAGCCACCAGGACTTACCAGTTTTCAAAAGAGAGCAATCTGATTACTGGCAATACGGTGTAAAGAACAACTGCTATTCGTTTGATACAACTATATCATCAGGACCTTTAACAGTCTCCGGTCCCTATGACGCAGAAGCACAGAGAACATCCATAAGAAGAAGGGACTTCTCACAGAAGCTTTCAAAAGGAGAGAATTACTTAAAGAACCATACAGCGGGTCCTAATTTCTATCTGTCTATGTCGGGAGGTGAAGTATACGAATCCCTAGAATCTTCCGCTGGAGACCCTCCTTATAATTACTTAACGCTTGGACTTGATCCAAGAAGCGGATTGTTCGCAGAACCAGATATCCATAATTTAAAAAACACTGTATGGGACAGGTGTGAAAACATTTATTCTCCAAATATTTATGGAGGTGCGTCAACCTCTGCTACTTACGAAATACGAGGACCTCTTGAATGGGATACTAGTGCGATAGATGTAGAGAGGGAGCATCATTTTGTAGACAGAAGTAATACTAGTGAGGTAAGATACCTTCTCTTTAAATTAATTGATCAGAAGATAGAAGGAGAAGCTGAGGCGATTTTTGGAAATGCTCCTGTTCTATTTTCCAAAGATTTAAACAGTCATGATATTATTGGGTCAATAAAGGCTCGTCTTTGGGAAGATAAGGATTTATCAGAAGAAGATTACTTCGAGTTTGCGTTTAATACTTGGAAACCTTCTTGTAGGCATATGTTCTACACGGTACACAGGCTATACGATTTCTATATGAGGAGCTTTGATTACCACAGGCTTTCAGATAAGGAACTTGAAAAGCTAGTTGACGGAGGAGGTTCTATAATTTCACACGCATATGGACCCATAGCACATAACGCAGGGTTTAGAGTCCTAGGTCCTTCTAGTCTTTTATTCGGTGCAGGCTTAGTACCACCAGCCCCAGACAGAAGAATAACAACAGATGTAGCTAACGAGTATGAAAATGCTGTAAGATCAGGAACCTTCGCAAATATTAATGGAATATATAATCAAGTTTCTAGAGAGCGAGATTTAGTTCCAGGTAAATACAGAGAGGGTAGAACCTTTGGTAACATTAGCGGAGTTGAACTAGTAGATAAAGATTCAGAGATAGACTCCGTGGGCTATACTTCTAAAAACAAGTTTATGTTATTGAACTTGTCAGATGATAACAACAGAATAGAAGAGCCTAACTTCCTCCATAACAGATACTCCATAATTATGAAAAGCCTTGAAAACTTCCCAAGGCTTAGATTTAATATAGGAAGTAATATTTACGAACCCCTACTAACTCAACCTAATGTTCCTCAATATTACGGTGATAGGATTAATAAGCTGCTCCCAGAACATGAGTTTACCTTAACATTAAGTTCTCAGTTTTTAAGAGAGTTTTCTAATGTAGCTGGTGGAGGTTCTGTTGGAGTCTGGATTCATACAATTCCTGAATTAGATACATGGGGTAACTATGTTTTCTGGAACTACATGCCTGATGGAAAGTGGAAACTTATAAAAGCATCAACCGTACATCAAAAAAAGGAAGGGGTTAAGATTGTAAAGAACGAGTTGTCTCATAGAAAGTATATTGATCTTCTCAATGTAGATGAGCTTGTTTGCTATGAAAACTTAAGTGCTCCGAAATCTGTTCTCTTATCCCTTAAAGAAACTGATTTAGATCAGTTTACTATAAAATTTAATACTAAGAATAGAAACATTAAGTGCCCTCCCGAGTATTACAGAAACCATAAACAAGTCCACAGAGAAGATCAAAATTATGTCATAGAGGTGTTCCCTGAAAACTCTTCTGACACTTCAAGATTTTGGATAACGACTGGAATAAATGTTAGAGATGAGGATCTATACAAGTGTACTTTCTTAAACCATTACTTTAAGCATGATGACTATTCAAGGATCACAACTCCAACTACAGAATCTTCTCAGTTCATACGACCAGATAATACAGTAGTTCCATTCGGAACCTTGTTGTGGGCTGATTCTAGCGGAGGTGTGTATGAGGGAGATACTAGATTAACATTAGCTCATACTTTAAAGAACAACCTTAATGATGAGCTTCCTAAGCTTTATAAGACGGCTGAGATTTATACTGACTCAAAGTGGATAATAACTGAAAACATTATTGTTAATGTTGGAAAGGACATTCATGAAGGATACTTTAGCCAGTTAAGTGAGGACGAATTCTCCCCCTCCTCTGTTAAAGTATTACCTAAGGACTTAGGAACCCATATAATCAAGGATGGTGAGTATCATACTTCAATATCTCCACAGGATATGATGGTTATTCTAAGGTTCTTTAAATCAATGAGTGATGATGATCAATCAAGATTTATAGGATTGTCTGAAAGAGTTCATGGTGAATACGGGGGTAGTAGACTAAATTACAGAATCCACCCAGGAAGCTATGAGACAACCGCCAGCTATGAGACAAGAGGTGTCTATAATACATTGGAGTTTACTAACTGATGAAAGGAGAAGTTCAGGTATTTGCCATGGGCAATAACGGGGAGCAAAGACTCCTAAAAGAATCCAACCTAATAATGGACGGGTTCGGTGAGTGTGTAGCTACAATATTAACCACTCCTTCGTCAATTGTTTCAAATGCGGAACATGGTGTATCAGATGATGTTTTACAAAGGCTTGATACCTCTAACTTTACAATAGGTTCTATAGCGTTTGGCAAGGGGACTAAAGGTTTCATGCATAACGCACATGATATTAAGAATGTGAATATGCTAGGGTTCTCCGAGAACCTATTTGAGAACTTCGATGCTACTGCTACCTGGGTAGCTGGAAACTGGGGTAACACTCCCACATGCTTGCTTTCAGTAACCTCATCCACCGAGACCGCTGGAGACTTGAGTAGTTCCGTTACTCACTTAAACGCAAGCTCTGCTTCCACAAGCAGGGTGGCTAATAATCTTTCCCAGTTCGTTACGACTAAGCCTTTAAACGCTCTTTATGATTCACTGAACTTCTCAGTAGATTTCAAGTTTGATTTTGAAAATGCTTCACAAAGTTGTAACGCTGACAATGAGAGGTTTTCAGCTATTAGCATATCACAAACAAGTAGTACAGCGACTCCTTATGATTTAATATCTCAAAGGTTTAATACTATAAAGTGGGATGTAAGTGGAAACGGAACTCTTCTAAACTCTTCAGAAGACCCTAACGGAGATTTCTCACACGGTTACATAAAGAAGCTTGGAAATGGTTGGCACCGATTAACATGTGTTCTTGAGCCTGCATATTATCAAGCCTTACCTTCTACAGATATACTTTACCCTTACTGGTTCGAACAAGGTAGTATAACTTCGTCGTTAGACTATAACGGACATCCTTTATACAATGATCAGGACTATGAAACTGAGGAGATTGTGGGATCAGATCCTGTCACTGATAGAGTTGGGTATATCTATGGAACCAATGGGATAGACTTAGATACTCTAGATTTCGGATATGGTCCTAACACCACCGCACAGTTTAGTTTCTTTTTAAAGAAAACAGATTCACATGTTAGGGTATCCCTAACCAAGTATTCTCCAGTAGAGGAAGTACTTGACCTGACCCTTTCTGCAACTAACGGAGATTTAATAACAACGACTGCTTCGTCTATAAACCATAGCTACGAGGTAATTGATTACAGCAGTGAGTGGTTTAAGATAAATTTCAACATAGTTGATACAGTGGGAGACGCAGAAAGATATCGTATATTAATATATCCAAAAGGAGATGCGTCTGCTCCTACTAATAGTTGTGTTGTATGGGGTCCAAAGCTATTCCTAAAGAGGGATGCGGGGTTCATGCCTTCATTAAATCATGACATCACCTGCACAATATATCCAACATTACCCATACCTGCAAAAGCTTTATCTGGAAGTGATAGATTAAACCTTACTGTAGATCCTTCCGACTTAACTGGAGGTATTTATATATCAAGACCTAGCTTGTCATACGGTACTTCTCCAGCTATATACACCCCAACGACAGGGTACGATAGAGACTACCCAGTGGATCCACTTCATGCATACCTAGTCGAGATGTCTGTTAATTTCTATGGATTATCAGGACAAGGTACGCTATATTCTGACACCTCTTCTGTACACCCTATAAGCAATCCTCCTAGAATACCGAACCCTAAGGACAAGCTTCTTGAGTATGGTGTTAGACTTCCTGTGGAATCTTATAAAGATTATGTTTTTGATATTGATAAGAACTTAAACTACTTAGGGTTCCCTACTCATGAATTACCTATTGAAGGGGTGGAGTCTTCTGATAGCATTGATGGTTTTGGTCTTAGAGGAGACGCTAGGCACTTTGGAGCCTATTGCCCCTCTGCTGGTGCAGTAATCTCTCTTCTTTCTGGAACAGGTGCCGCAGACTACAGAACACCAGCTTCTTCTGTTGAGTATAGTGCTGGTGTAAATCATCCTGATAGAAGAACCATGGATAAGAACGGCCATATAAATGCTTATTATCCAACCAGAGGAGAAACCCAGGATGCATTTGGAAGACTAATAGTGTCAGCCAACCCAGACTTCTCTTCCACAGGAGAGCTTTCCTGCATATGCATTATACCTTCAGGGGATGCTGCTGTAGCAAACATGTATGGTGGCATATTTGAAGCAGGACTGTACGCCATGGACCACGAAGAACTTCTTAAAAATGCCGTCATACCTTTTGGAGTGGCTTCAAAAAGTGTGGATATTGGGAAAGACTTCAACTATAAGTTGATAGCTAAGAAGACCTTTAATGATAATATAGTTGTTGCAAGAGATTATCTTACATCAGCAGGGATAGCCCTTCACGGAAATATAAAATTAGTTTGGAGATTGAAGTTCCTATGATTGGAGAAGTTACAGTTACTAAAGTTTATAAAGATGGCAGACGAGAAGTTGTCATCAAGAACGATAGGAATATGATAACAGATGGCTTAGGTATATCCTTAGTTAATCTTTTCACATTAAACCCACTAAACCCCAGGTACATTCTTGATAACTTTAAACTAGGTTACTTTCAAGTAGGGACATCAGGAGTTTTTGATAAAGGACCAGTACCTTCCGATTTTGAAGATTGGGAATCCTTAGTACCTGATTCAATAGGAAACAATTTCTATGAGTTATCAACCCCATTAACAATAGGAGAATATGGGGAAGACACCACCTTAAAACCAGCAACCAGAAAGATTATTACGGTATCTAATCCCTTTGCTGATGCTAAAGATTTAGACTATTACTACAAGGACGCTAACATAGTTGAATTTGAAGAGGATCCTGTAACTAGGATAACTGAAAGCGCGATTCATGTAAAAATAAACATTGATGAAAAGGGGTGTAATGGTCAAGAAATATCAGAGCTAGGGTTATTCATTAAGAACCCTGAAGTATTTCAATCTAGAGAGCGTCCATGTTTAGCTGCGTACAAACTTCTTTATGAGCCTATATTAAAGAACGAGGAATTTTCTATTGACATTGATTGGGTACTATACTTTTCAGACGCGGAGGCTGGGTATAAGAAGAACACCGACGCGAATCTACTCTACTTTAGCCCTGCCGTAAAAGCTCAAAATAAACCTGGAAGTGTTTACGCAACCTACATGGAAGAGAGTGAGGTTTATAAAGTTACAATAGAGACACCTGTTCCTTTAGAGGAAGATGGATACTTGTACTACTCAGTCTCTGGTGATGCTGTTAGTGGTCTTCACTATCAAATAGACAAACCATCTCCCGTATTTATGTCTAAAGGATCAACAAAAGTAGAGTTACAAGTTTCCTCTCTAGATGTCTTTACTCATTATTTCTCTCCAAAAAAGCTTTACATAAATTTATCTAGATTTACAGGACCGAGAAACTTACCCGTTAAGGAAAGAGATCTTCTGTCCGATCAGTTCCTTATTCATCTAAGAACTATAAACCCTGCACCTATAGTAAGGTTATTAACCCCAACAGAGGGTGTATTAGATGACAACCCTTTCAATCTTTCAGCCGCAATTGAATTTAATAACGGTGTTTTAGGTCCTGAGTATTTAAGCGAGGACATTCAGGTTTACTTACAGTTATCTTCAGACAGATCCCTAGAGTTCTCTTCTGGGATATTAACTATACCAGCAGGTGAGCGTGTTGGAAGTATTTCTATACAGACAACGGGGACGGGTCCTATAGGCGTTTCTTCATACAATACTCTTTCATCTAATTCTCAGTATAACTACTTTGCACATTCAAATAACTTCGGATTCTCTAAAGCCCTGTCTTCATATCCTTTAACAGAACCTAGTCAGATTGAAGAGATGATTACTGAAAGGTATTCGTTTGTCCCTATTAACGGAAGCGGGTGGTATTCTGATAAGTTTATGCCCTGGACTCCTGCCTATGTCTGGTTCCCAGGAGACCCTACCCTTAAAGTACATAGTAATTATGATCTGTGGTCAGCACAACCTCCACTTGAGGTTTTTTCACAGCTTAGTTCTTTAGATGCAGCAGCGCCTGATGGTGTTCAAGACGCAACCTTATGCTATACTCCGTGCTCAGTGTATGCTTGGTATGCCAGGAAACCTGTAGACATAAACAACCCTGGTCTTTTTGCTGGTGCAACTAAAATAAGAAGAGAGTATACAAGTGATGACCCTAATGGATTGAATATATCACCAGGAGGTGATAGCCAGAGATTCTATTTTGAAAATACTACTGACGGGTCATCAATATCTTTGTCTGTATATTTCAAGAAGATAGAAGGTACAGTTACGGTAGGCGATCAAACTGTTAAAGCTTCCCCAGTAATTAACATGAGCATCTACTCTAGAGGATTCCCAGGGCTCACTCCCCAAGAAGCACCTAATCACTCAACAGTTGGAAAATCAGCCACTTTTGTTTGGAACGAGTCCACGGGTGGATTAGAGCTTAGTGGTATTACAGCGGAAGGAGCTTGGACTAATAACGGTCAGCTTAGTGATGCTGGCGTCTTTTCTGGAGTTGGTTATGATTCCGCTAAATTCGGGTTTGACGATAAGTGGGCGAGCGTAGAAAATGGTTGGTATAGAGCATATATAACTGTATTGGTTGACAGAGACTTTACAGACCAAGGAATATATGCGCCATTAACCTATGAAGGAACGGGTGCTGTTTCTCAATACTTTATACATTACTCTGTAGATTCTGACGGGGATTTATCTCAGCTTCCTGGGTACAACGATGGAACTTATGTGAAGAGTGACCTTGGAGATCTTACGATACCTGTTGATATGTCAGGAAGTATTTTGGCTTGGGGTCAGTGGGAATATGGTATTAATGAACGATCTGGGGTTTATAAAGGATTCCCTAGGCAATATCAGCCTAACGGAGATTCAATATTCTCCCCCCTCGGAAACTGCTTCATGAATAATAACTTTTCTTCTGTAGAGGTTCCACAAGGGATTAGCTAAATGCGCTTAATCTGATAATTGCGATATATACTATTATAAAAGTAGACATCCATGAAAAAAGAAACCACATATAACCCTGTAGGAAGACTTCAAATTTGGAAAGTTTTTAACGACAGGGATAAGGATAAGGAGCTTGTTTGGGACGAGCACAATGTCATTACATCTGGAATGGGTGTCGGCTTGTCTCATTTATTCTCTGCGTCAGGATCTACATCTATAGCAGATTATCAAATAGTAAATTTTCAGATAGGTACTGGAGGTGATTTTGATAATTATGGAGCTTATACTTTTAGATTGAATTCTCCTTTAGATGCATCTGACTATGGTAATGAGTCTAGCTTTGTTCAAGAGAGTCTTTTCCCTATAGAGAATGGGGCATTAGGAACATCAGGAACTTTTGGAAAGATTCGATTTAGTAACATACATAAAATTAACAAGACTGCTGTAAGGTTTACTATTGTATTGGACAGCAATACAGCAAACATTACGGAACAGTTAAGTGAGATAGGGTTGTTTATGAGAAACCCAAGAGGTTTGGTAACGCCCTCTCCAATCCTTGTTGCCTACAGACCCTTCGTTGAAATATCAAAAACGAGAGACTTCTCGTTAATCTTTATTTGGACAATACAATTCTAAAATGGCTGGATTCGATATAGATGACCTTTACACTGTTAGTGCTGGCGTTCTCTTAAGTGACTACTGGAACCCTTTTGTAACTAAGCACGACACTAGTTCCTTCTACAACTGGGAGCAGGACAACCTTCCTCTGTATGATTTAGAGGAGCGCACTGATTACCTATGGGAGAAATTAGGATACCCTACTTCATCTCTTCCTGGAATGGTCCTTGCTGTATCATCTTCGATCCCTACTCACTTAGATGTAAGTTGTAACTTCTTCCTAGATCTTTCATCAGCCATTAAAGCCCTACCTGAAGTTCTGCACATGCCCGTCTTGATTGAGGTCTGTGCTTCAGGGTATCTTGGTGATTTAGAGCTAGACAATATAAAATGCATGGGCGATGGAGCCTTGGAAATTATAAACAGGGCTTCTGCTAGAGTTATAGGGTCTGATCCACACAAAACTTCATCTTCTGATTTTTCAGCCGTAACATTTGCCAACGACATTAATGGATATGGAGCAATACTTGCAATCAGTTCTGGTGATTATCAGAATGTAGTCGCTGATACTTCTTGTTTATTAGCATCTTCTAACGATGTAGAGTTTGTTCAGGACAGTTCGGAAGGGAAGTGTAGAGGTTTTGCTCAAGTAAGACCTCATCTATACGCTAATTCAATTCAAGGAAGGCACCTAACGGATTCTGTATCCAACACTATGAACAATTTAGCTGATCCTAATAGACCTTTAGTAAATCCTATAGGACAAGCAAAGTATCCAACCTCTGTGGTGTTAGACTATACAACTACTTCATTAGATTCTTCTTGTAATACTTCTTACGATGATACTTTAATTACAAGAAGTAAGCCCCAAAATAATACAACGCCTGCACATGCAATAATCACATCTAACTCATTAAGACGAGTTCATATAGAGAACTGTGATGGTCCTATTTATATAAGAAACTTTATAGTTGACCCTGCTGAAGATAAAGTAACCGTCCCTTATAATTATTCTCACAGTTTCGATGAGGGTGTTGTTATTTCTAATAGCTCCAATGTTACTCTAGAAAACTTTGGAGTAATGCGCTCTAGAGGTACGGGCCTTTTACTTAAGAATTCCAATGTAGATCTTAGAAGAGGTTTCGCAGCAAGTAGAAATTATTTACATCTAGACGCTAATACCAGAGACGAGTCTTACGGAATAAAATCTTATAATTCAACTATTAATATTAAATCTGATAATTATGTTTCTGGTTCGGAATTCTTATTCAATATTCAGGAGCACACTGTAGGACTATACCTACATAATTCAGTTATAACGGGTGGGGATAGCTTCTCTGAAACCGACAACGGGGTATTTTGTGAACCAACAGTTCTAAACTTCTTTTCTAACAAGACCAACATAGAAGCGGTTAATTCAGAAATATCAACTAAGGGATTGATAACATGCTACAACGGTGATAAGGGATTAAGAGCAGTAAACTCTACTTTAATTCTAGATGGTATAAACATAGAGGCTAATGAAGATGTTGGTATGGAGCTTATAAACTCCCATGTTAGATATGGTGGAAGTAATTCTAGGCAGTCTGGAGACCTGATGGCTTATGGTGCTGAGGCTTCTTACTTAGCTCACACCCCCTACACTTATCAAATATCCTTTACTAGTAATGGTCGTCATATGACCATGCATAATTCAACTTTTAAGCTAGATGATGTAGAGACTGGAATCGCTCAAGTTGATGTAGCTCCTTTTGTATTCTTTGCAAACCACCACGGATCTGATTCATATAAAGAGGTTGGACACACCCTAGCTCCAGCCGTATACTGTAACGGTTCTCTGTTAGAACTGGCTCATGCTAGAATGTTCTCTCCTAGAAGTAGTAGCACTACTTTATCTACAGAGTTTGATTTAGATATAAAGAGAACGGTTAAAGGTATTCTCATAAAAGCTGAGAATAATTCTACGGTTGATTTCCACGGAAGTCGTTATGGTGCAACTCAACTTGTAGGCCCTAATGAAATGGCAAAGCAACGAAAGTCTGTAGGTGTTTATTCTGGTAATAACTCTACTGTACGATTCATGGGTCCAACTTTTATGGGCCAATGCTCAGTAAATGCTTACGCAGATAAGAATTCATCAGTTGAGTTTTGTCCTCATAAAACTCAGGAAGGTGGCCTAGCCGTTAGCTCTTGGGAACTAATCAATGGATTGAATCACACTATGGTCGAGCTTCATTCCACCAGAGCTTGTTTAGTTGCTGATAACGGTTCTCTTATAAGTATGAGAGATCTTGGGGACTACCACACATCATGGAATAGAGACGATATAGGAACTTCGGTATCAGCAGCAGACTACGGCACAGGTACTGATACTCAAGGGTATGAGTCCTCGTCTTACTTTGCAAGCGGTGGTATGATCTTCTTACCTAATCCAGATGAGACTGTATCTTATCTTAGACGATACGATCTTGACCCTAATTTTAGCAACAAAGTATCTCCAGTCGCAAACCCACATACTTATGGCGTATTTAGTACACCTTCACTCATAGGTTCATCTACTTATTACTCAACATTCTTAGATCAACCTTATGCTTCTATGAGTGAGGCAGACTTCAGTGCTATATCATTAGGGGGCTTCTGTATAAAGGCTATGAATGGTAGTAAGGTTGATAGTCTTAATGTTCACTTTGTTCCTGGACCAAACAATACAGACAAAGAGTTTTATTCTCCTGCACACGAAAGTAATAATGCGGGGTGTTATAACTTAAGGATTTGGAATATTGGAGACGGTTCTCACTTAAACGCTGCGTACTGCTCAGTCAGTGGAACTTACCCAGGGCAAGCCCCATATTGGGGTCCACGATCCGTATGGCAAAAGCCAGGAACCGATTGGTATACTAATCAAGGAAGAGCTAACACTTCGGCAATAGGAGAAACAGCCTTTAGCGGTATAAACTACGCAACTTCAGGTACTAGATTCGGAACTGCCGTAAAAAGATACGACCCTGAGTTTAAAAACTATAGTATTCTAGATAGTTATGGAGAGTCTGTTGCTTTAAATACGAACTACACTCTTAGCTATGCTGCTATATCAAAAGCTAAATCGGAATATTTGATAAACAACTCGTTAACAATTAACGATTACTCTGCTGTAGGAGAAATCATGAGATATCCCAATGGTACTGCAATACAGCAACATACGGATACGGGATCACTCGCGGGTGATTACGAAACACTAGCCTGTAGATGGATTGGTATGAACGGATCTAATGGACCATTCAATAGAGGTCCGTTCAGACTATACTTTTCTACAAAGCCTTCTGTAAATTACCTGTGTCCTTCTGGATCAACTCCAGGAGATAATACGATTGCACAAGTATTCGCGCAGGGTTATCATGCCTCTGGAGACTGTAGTGCTGTAAACGATGAGATTGCCGTACTTAATGCTCCTGACCTTATGGTGGTGTCTGGTTCTTTCTGGGACGAAGTTGAAAATATAGGATTCATAACAAATCAGGACGCTTGGGGTTTTGAAGGTTACTATCATGTAAAAGACTTCGTAGATCCAACCTTTAGAAACAGGGTTATGCTAGATGAATCTGCAAGTAATACTTTTGCAAATGCAAAACACTGTTCATCTGAATTCAACGGAAGACCTGCCCTTCTTAAAATTTACAGGGCAACGACTACAGAAGAAGGTGAAGGTCACTCACCCAGCTTAAACGAGATAGGTAGAGGATACAGAACATCCAACCTGTTTGATTTCGATAGGAGAAACTGATGTCACACAATAATTACGCAGAAGGTCAAGTCCCTGAGCCTCCAATTCAGTGGAAAGAAAGCCCATACAAGTTCACTGAACCAGTCAGATACTTTAAATCAAACGATCCTTACTACTGGAAAGTTGATAACATTCCAGTAAAGCAGCTTGAGGAGAATATTCTTTGGCTAAAAGATCAAGTAGGTGGTGGAGGAGGATCCGTAGGACTAACCTCTGGTATAGATCGTGTACAGATAAACGAGTTAAGACCTTTTGCTACGGAGGCCGACTTCAAGATTAATGTTAAGCCTGGGCGTTACTCTGCAAGAGTTAACGACGCTAGAAACCAAAACATCTACGAGGCTATTGTAACAAGAGCCGCTGATGTATATGAGCTTGGACTAGACGACTTTGAATTTGATGTAGATATAGATCTTATAAAAGCTATAGCAGGAGACATAACATCCAGGGTTGTTAGCAATAACGGTTTATACGATACTGTTCTACATCACATGTGTACTCCATACCAAGGATTTCTTACTGGGTGGAGTGGAACTAAAGGTGAATATACTCAAAACTTCAAGGTTGGTATTGATAACCTACCAATCCTTAAAAGCCCTACTATTAGACAAGAGAATACAGAAGGTGTTGGAGGAGGTAGCACTCCCTCGAATTCTCCTTCATACTCGGACCTACAACAACTCTTCTCATCCTTCATAAAGTATTGGGGTGGTGTAGCAAGAACCGCCATAGTAAATGTACCAGAGACTTTATCAATAGATGTCGCACCTTTTGATGCATCTGAGTTTGCTAATAACACAGTGTTCGAGCCTTCTTATAGAATCGACCTTCTATTCGTTTATTCACATCCTATTGATGCCTCTTCTAGCACTATTCTGAAGAGAGACGGCAACTCCCTAGCTCAAATTACAGCACCTCAATTAGGTATGTTGAAGGGTGCAGGCATCATAGGTCTTCAGGGTAGAGGTCCTGAGTTTGAAAACTACAATACTACTGAAGATGGAACTGATTGGATAACAAACTTTGAAGTAGGAGATTGGTTCAACGGAAAGAACGATATAAGAAATTACTTTGAGTTTGTAAACAACGAGGATTATCAGTATGGATATAAGCAAATCCTCGCTACTGTAAGTGATCAGACTCAAGATGTTATAGGAATGGAGGGTTACTACGGTAACTTCCCATCTCCTGATGACCTTCTAAACATAGCTCCTCTTCTACAGATTGGGCTTGAGAAAAACAACTTAGCATTAGTAGGCCAGTCTGTTCTTCCAATAGCTTATGTTATAGTTAAGAAAGACTCAACAATAATAACCAACAATGATATTATTGATATCAGACCTTTCCTAAGAACAACAGAGCTTGCTTATAATGAGAGAGCGGGAATTGCAGCAGCATTCCCACCACTATCTTTTGCAAACCCTGCCGTTGGAAAAACTGAACTAGCCGATACCCTCACTAAGGTTAGAGCCGAGATACTAGAAAGGATACCAATAGTTCCTGATGCACCCGCGCAGACTCCTAGAATTGTAGGTTCTGGTTTTATATTTGGTGGACTTCGTTATGGTGTTGAAGGTGCTTTATTAAGAATGGCTATCGGTCGTCCAGGAAGCAACCTCAACTTTACAGACTCTGAGGCTAGGTACGCTTTCCTAAGAAACCAAGGACACCTTCCATATAGTTCTCAGCTTAGAGATCTTCCTGATTGGGAAATAGCTCCTTGGTGTTTATCAAAAAACAACCCAGGAACTAAAAGAAACGATAGAACTTGGATTGCTAGACAGAAAGGAAACGGTGAAGTAACTTTAGGAAACGAAAGCACTATAGATGTAAACCTAGATCAGACTTTAGGATTCCATGATCCTATTAAGAATATAGGAGCCTTTAGTAAAGATGTTGCTGGAGGTGCTGTAGCTTTCTGTAGAAAGAGAATTGAGATTAACAAACAACTAGTTCCTTGGATGAGAGATTTTGAGGTTATCGTTGAATATGTTAACTGTGTACCATCAACTTCTACGGAGTATTATCACAAGTTACAAAATGATGCAGATATTTTCTATCCTCGACAATACGCAGGGCTAACTGTTTCTAAAGAAGGAGATTCGTTTACAATTATTTCTGCTCACAACTCATTCTTTAGCTCAAGAACTGAAGCTTATCCTGGGTCTAACCATCCCTGGGCTGATAACGGTCAAGGATATAACAAAGCTATTTTAAGCTACGGAACGGATTGGTTTAGAAACGCTGGTCCAACTTATCCTAACTTCGCTGTATGCCATAGCCTTCTCGACTGGGATCAAAATGATGCTTACACTGGCGATGGAGATAAATCTCCAACTCACCCAGTAGTTTCATGTACTTATCCAACAGTTAAGTATACTATAATTGGATACCCTGATACTTACGCTCCAAAAGTAGACGGAGGTTCAACTATCACTCTAAAGTAAAATGTCAGTATTCCTCAACTGTCTCTTAAGAGCAAAAAACTTATTAACAGGAGGGGGATATGATCCACCTGACTGTTGTGGGGACTTTAATGGTGACGGTCCTGACGATCCTATAGATGACGGTGATGAAAGCTGTAACCCTTCTGAGGCGGGGTATTCATATTGTACTAGAAGCACTCAAGATGAAACTGGTACAACTAAAATAGTTTCATTTAGTGTAACCTTTCAAGAACTTCTAGACAACGGAATTGTTACTGAGGATGATTGCACAGGTGCTGGTAATACCTACACCAACTGGCCTCTTCAAATAGGGCCTGGGGCTACGGGAGATAGGGTACATGATTATATACTAGCTGTGTATATGCCAGTGGGCCACGGCGCTCCTGCTCGTTTAGGAGGTATTGATGCTAGTGAATGCACAACTTTTGATTGCAATGCAATAGAATGTGTTGATGCTACCGTAGAGTGTCCGTTAGACGGCTGCCAAACGATTACTTATAAGACAGATATATTTAAATGTAGCGAATTCATGCCCCCAGGCGCTTGTTACAACGGGTGTGATAACTACTTCTTCGCAAATCCTTTGATAGATCCTCTGTTCGAGACTTATGAGGAATGTAGGGCCAAGCCTTGTTGTGATGATAGCGGTGGAGGCGGAGGAGGAAGTGGCCCAACCACACCCACCCCTACTAGTCCAAGACCCACCTCACCTCAAGCACCATGTTATTTATTCAAGTGTAATCAAGTTACTAATGAATGTGACCGCGTTGAAAAAACACCTTTAGAATGGTTTACTGAGCTAGGTATCACTACTACTGTAGTAAATCCAAGCTGTCAAACCTTGTTCGCACAAATACAAGGTCAATCCTATGATGCTCCTAATGGAATAACTTATTATAAAAGTAAGTTTACTTGTGACTCTGAATGTGGGCCTCCCCCACCTCCTGAATGTGAATTAGATGTTTGCAAATTCTTTGGAACGCCTTTAGCACAGTGCGGGACTGAATCTAGGACCGCTTCGGAATGGGCAGCGTTTTTCAACATTACAGGAAATTACGACTGTGCAGGAATAATTCAACAAGTATCCAATGGAGGAGGCATTCAGGTAGGTCTCAACAAGTACATGGCCCCTGGATCTTGTGGACCTACTAACTGTTATCCTACTAACCCTCCTGGTATTGACCCAGGAGATATTGATGGAGGAACAAGACCTATAAATGGTTATATATTCTGTAATCTATGGTATTGCGATGGAGAGGTTCCTAAAAAAGTAAGCCCAACTCTAAGTCTTCTTGAAATAATAAATCAACTAGGTCCTCCTGTAGCTTCTAATTCTACTAACTGCAATGACCTTCCTCCTATATTCACAGGCAGTGATGGTGTGGTATATGCTACAAGCCCTGGAAATTTAGTATGCGAAGGTCCTGGCGGTGGAGGAGGTGCTGGTCCATTTACTCCTCCTGGAGGAACTGCTGGAGGTAGTCTGTTTGGTGGAGATGTGGGCGGAGGCGGAGGCGGAGGCGGTGGTGCTCCTAATCAGCAAGGTGGACTAGGTTCTGCTTTAGATGACGAGCCTGCTCCTCCAGGAAACTTGGGTGGATTTCAAACAGGTATTGATCTTGGAGGAGGTGATACTGGAGGAGGAGGTGCTGGGCCATTTACTCCTCCTGGTGGGGTTGCTGGAGGTACGAATGTAGGTGGTTTCGGCGGTGGCTCTACTCCTATTGATGGGCC